TGGTGTCTCCTGCAGGGCAACGGCGACGGCAACACCACCGAAGACGCGTGGGGCTACTGGCAGCACTACTCCGCCTTGCCGAAGCGCGTTGCGTTCAAGGACGGCAAGCTCCTCGCGTTCATGGCGACGGATAAAGGAATCCATCAAGACGAGGACGGCCTCACGATATGGCGAACGGACGAAGCCGTCGAACAGTGGTGGGACCGCGCCGATGCGTCCCACGCCGGCCCCCCCTTCGAGCGTTCCGTGCCGGACGATTCATCGTCCGGAAAGACCACCGAGACCGTCGAGCTCCTCCCCGACGGCTCCGAGCGCATCGTCAAGCGCACCAACGAGCAGACAAAACCCGACGGTAGCAAGGTAACCGAGACGGCCCAGCTCGACGAGAATGGCAACACGACGGTCAATACCCGCACAACCGAGAACGCCGACGGCAGTGGCGAAACCGTCGAGACAGCCGGCGACCAGGAAGAGACGATCTGGCACGGCCCGGTCGGTGGCGGCTCGCTGGACGTGGTGACCATTCGGGGCCAGATTCACTCGTTCAACGCCCACGACGCCCACTACGGAAGCGTGTCGCTTCAGCCGTACAACAACATCATCGTATGGCGCAACGCCGGACGCGAGGAGTACATCAGCAAGAGCGAGCCGACAACGACCGCCGCGCTTACCTACCTCGCTAACGCCTCCGCCGCCGTCCGCCGTGGCGACCCCATCCCGCCCCCGCCGTCCGTCGCCCGCCACTCGATCTCCGGCATCTACACCGGCAGCATGGCAGACTACGACAAGCCGTCGCTTCACATGGTCGGCACCGGCGAGGGAAGCCAAGTCTACGGCTGGGGGCTCTACGGCTCCATTGTGCGCGGCGTCGCGGAGGAGTATGCAAAAATAGGCACTGGCGCATCTCTTATTCTGAATGGCGAAAAACGAACCCTCCTGGACAAGAAATACGGAATGGTCGTCCGGGCAGTTCTGTATTCTCCCCAAGGCACCAGAGACTCCGCAATTCAGTGGCTTCAAGGTCTGATCGACGAATACGGCTACGAGCCGGACAACGAAGAAACAAAAGAATATAAGTCGGCATTGTCTTGGCTGAAGAACCCAAAGAACAAGATCAAGACCGACAACGGCTACATCTACGAGCAGACGTTCTTCACCGACCGCGCGCCGGGAGACGAGAGCCATTTGCTGAATTGGTACGAACCGGTCCCGAAAGCGCAAAAAGCCAAGATCATAAAGCAGTTAAACAAAGAGCATACGCCAAGATACAAAGGCGCAGAGGACGGCACCAAAGAATGGACGTTCAAGAACGGCAAGTTAGCCGAGGTTGGCAGCGAATGGCACTATCCAATAAAAGACGGAAAACAGCTGTACTGGGCACTCGACCGCATACTCGGAACGCCACAGGCGGCATCCGAATTCCTTGTCCGCGCGGGCATCGACGGAGTGAAGTACCCCGCCGACTCGTTCGGCAAGGGCGTGAAGGACGGCGACAAGGTTGGCTGGAACTACGTCTCGTTCCGCGACGACAACATCCGCGTGGACCACAAGTGGGCAAATGGCCGGCAGCGGTACTCGGTCTCCCGTGCGAAGCCAATGACCGCCGTTGAGGTCGCAAGGGCCGTAGAATACTTCGGCACGACCGAAGACCCGAAGGAGGCCGCGTTCATCCTGCAGGACGGACGTTGGCTCGACTACGAGCAGATGGGCGAGCACTGGGAGATATCCCAGGCGTTCAACAAGGCCCACATGAATCAGCTCGACGCGCTCCAGGAGTTCGACGGCGACGCCGCGCCCTACATCGACGCCGCGCTCAAGGCGGGACTCGTCCGCGTGACCGGCGGGGTATTCGACGCGCAGGGCAATCCGACCGAGGCCGGGCTGCAGGTGGGCATCCCGCTCGACGCAGGCCTCGCCCGGAACATGATCGACTACGTGGACGCCGCAGCGGAGCGGTATCCGACTCTGCGCTCGTTCACCGTCGAGAGCTACGCCGCGCCCGGATTCGCCCGCCAGTACGACATGTCCGACCCGCGCTCGCTCGCGCAGATCAAGCGCGACATCAACACCTTGGCCGACAGCCGCCACTCGATCTCCATCGTGAAGCCGTGGCCGAAGGACTTTCCCAACGCAACGCTGATGACGACGCGCACTGCGCTCATGGCGAAGCACGAAGACCTATTCAGGAAGGCCAAGGCCGGGGACGGTAACGCCGCGATGGATCTTGTCGACGCGCTCATGTCCGACAGGAAGCGTCGCGACAAGGTGCTGCAGCTGAAGAAGGACCATCCGAACGCGGCGGTCGCCGCAGCCGTGCACGCGGAGGAGGAATCCGGATACAACGCGATACCGAGGATGTTTGCAAAGTACATCGCGGACACGCTCGGCATCAGGGCCGACGACAGCATTGTGCAGAGCGTACGCGCTGGGCATACCGGCGCGGACGCGTGGTACCGCCTCACGCACCGCGCACAGTTCGACGGCGAGGTGGAGGCGGGAAAGGAGTACATACTCGTCGACGACCACATCACCCAGGGCGGCACGATAAACGAGCTCAGGAGCTACATCGAGAACAACGGCGGAAAGGTTGTCGCCGTGGCCGCCTTGACTTCTTCCAAAGGTTCGAGTATACTGTCGCCGCGTAAGGAAACAATAGATGAACTCAAGGCAAGATACCCAGACATCGACCAGCTCCTCCGTGACGCGGACATCGCCGGAAGCGTCGACGCAATCACAAACAGCGAAGCCGAGTACATCAAAACCTTTTCGCCTGACACCTTCAGAAATCGAGTTGCTGAGGCAAAACGGGAAAGAACTGCTGAAGATGGCGGAAGGCCGCTGGGCGAAAGCGTAGCAGGAGAGGAAAGCCCCGCCGAGCGCGAGCGGATGCGCCACTCGGTATTCATGGGCACGCGCGGCGCCGTCTACGACAAGCCAATACTCAACCGGCTGTACGAAGCCGTGGACATGGCAGTCGAGAAGGGAAAGAACAAACGCGACCGCAAGTGGTACACGCCGAAGGTGCGCGACGAGATATACGCCAAGACGGGATGGTGGTACGGCACGGACGGAAAGTGGCGCGTCGAGATCCCGGACATGAAACCGAAGAAGCTCGACTCGCTTCCGGACGGCGACTTCAATGGCGAACTCGCGCACCCGGTTCCGCTCACCGAACTTGTGAGCAACACGCGGCTATTCAAAGCATACTCCGAGCTGAAGAACGTCACAGTCTGGTTCGTCGACGCCGACTCCGACAAGATGGACGGCCTCGCGGGAATGCTCGAGGGCGACAACATCGTCATGACGTGGGACGACCTCACGAACCTCGAGCCGGAGGACGGCGAGATCAAACTCACCTACGAGGGAATGCAGACCCTCACGCACGAGGTGCAGCACTACGTGCAGTTCCTCGAGGATTTCGCCACCGGCGGATCGCAGCGCGTGAACGGCAAGCGCAACTACGTCCTTCTCGCAGGAGAGGTCGAGGCCCGCAACGCCGAGCGACGCTACGGCGGCCCATACGGATCGCTCGTAAGCGCAAGGCAGGACGATGCCACGCGCCGCTGGATGATCGAGAACGACCGTGCGCCGTGGCAGACCGAGGACGTTCCGACGCTCCAGCAGCTCATATCCCGCGGAGACGGACGGCAGACGGACATCCAGGGCAACCCCGTCGCGAGGCACAGCATCGCGCCGTCCACGACCGCCGACATCGAGGCGGACGCCCGCCGCGCGATCAGCGCATACGCGGCGGACGGCGGCGCAAAGGCGGCGAACGACGCGCTCGAGAACTACGTCGCATACTTCAAGCTCGCGCACGGCTCGATACCGAAGCCGAAGACGCTGGCGAGAATAGGCCTGTCCCTCGGGATGAACGTCGTCGACCCCAAGAGGATACTCAAGAACGCCGAGAAGATCGCCGAGCAGATGAAGGGATCGATAATCGAGCGGGCGTCGCAGAACGGCGACGTCGCGACCGCGATGACGCTCATAAAGCGCGAGAAGGACCTTGCCGGCAAGATGGAGAACCTCCTCGCCGGAAGCGTGGAGCTCGGCGGCGAGCTGACCCACAAGGGCGTCGGGCAGATCAACTCGCTCCTTAAGAGGCGCATCGACAGCATGATGCGCGGATTCACGGCGGCGTCGCTTGCCGACATGGAAGGAGACACCGGCCTTGACCTCGCGGCGGAGATCCTCGCCAACAACCCGGACGCGTTCGACACCGAGTACCGCCGAGCCAAGAGCGCCGCAGAAGCGGAAGAGGAGCCGGGAAACGGCGGCGACGACCAGGGCGCACCGGCGGATCTGCCGCCAATCGACGAATCAGAGATGTCCGACGCCGACCGCTACAAGCGCGAAGTGCTGATGAAGGAGGCCGCTGAACGCGTGGCGCGGTTCATCGAGGCGGCGAAAGCGAGAGCCGAGGAGCGCGGCGCAAAGGCGGCTGCAGATCGCGAGCGCAGACGCACCGTCGAAGTCGGCGGCGGAGAAGAGGACGGAGGCGGCGCAGAATGGAACGCGCAGCCATCCGACAAATGGAACACCGCGCCCAAGGAGACGAAGGCGAACTTCAAGACCCCAGAGGAGTTCGCGGCGTTCCTGCGCGTCTGGGCGAGGGACAAATACGCCAAGACGCACGGGCTGAAGACGCTCGGACAGGCGGAGCAGGACCGGCTGTTCGCCGAGTTCTACCGCATTTGCGTCCGCAAGGAGCTGCAGGACCTCGCCAACAAGCTCCTCGCGCCGAAGATGACGAACGACAAAGGCGAGCTCGTCGTAAATCAGCGCCTCGCCAAAATAGGCAACGGCGCGCGGGTATGGGTAAACCGCCGGATCGCGGATCTGGAGAAGGGCATGCGGCCCGACACGATTGAGCGAGCGAGCGCCGACATATTCGCGTTCATCAACAAGGCCGCGATACGCGTGAGCCGCGTGGACCTAATAACCACGTTCAAGAAGGACCTGAAGGAGCGGTTCCTCGAGGGCGCGCACTTCGACGAGTTGAAGCTGGACACCGAGCGCAAGCTCACCGGTTGGCTCGAGGAGGCGACTCGATACATCATTCGCGTCTGCGATCTCTCGCGCAAGTCGGTGAACGGCGATCCATCCCAGCTCGAGCAGGAGTACCGGGCACTCCACGAGATAATCGACGCGAGGGCGAAGATATACGACGACTCCGGACGCGACGTCGCCGAGGCCGCAAAGGAAGACGCCGAGACCAGACGCGCCCAGTGGAAGCTCGCGCTGCTCGACAAGTACGGGGCGATGCGATCCAGGATGCCGGGAGAGATACTCGACCTGCGAAACGCCGCGTTCGAGTACCTCGAGAACGAAGCGGTGAAACTGGAGGAGGCGTGGAAGGAGACGCGCGAAGACCAGGACCGCGTCCGCCGCGACTTCTCCGCCGCGATCGTCAGTCCGGGCGACCAGCGCTACGACGAGAAGAAGCACACGATAGGCGGATGGATCAGCAACAAGTTTCTTGACTCGCTCAACGGAATGATCCGCCTGCGTCTCGAGCACCTGACGCGGTTCGCAAGCCCGGAGGCCCGTGCCAAGGCAAAGGACGCCATCAACTCGATAATGGTGATGCTTGGCGACGGAGAGGTCGCATACACAAAGGCGCTTCAGGCGGACCGCGAGGCATTCTTCTCCGGACTCGCGGAGATATTCAAGCGCGAGGACGGCAAGCCGGACAACAAGGCCATCAAGAAGTACCTCGAGAGAATGGACGAGCCGATACCCGTGGAGCTGTCGCGGCAGCTGTCGAACCAGGGCTTCGCCGAATCGATGACGTTCGGCCAGATGCTGCAGCTCCTCGTGTCCCTCGAGCAGAGGTCGTTCAAGGACACCGTCGAGGAAAACGGACGCGAAGGGCAGGCCGACCTGATCCGGACGTTCCGGTACCGCGACGAGGACGGGAACGTCGTCAACGCCTTCACGAAGGAAGACGCCGCCTTCGTGGACATGCTGCGGGCGTTCTATGCCGCGAAGCGCGACCAGCTCTCTGAGGTGACGGAGCGAATGGTGGGGCAGAAGGTCGACAGCCCCGATCCGCTGTACTGCCCGATCCGCCGCTGGATGGACGACAAGGCGCGGGATCTCCACGCCGATCCGACGCAGAGGTGGGACCCGATATCCAAGATATTCTCGCGCCGCGTTCCGTCCTTGCGCGACTTCGACGAAAGCCGGACGATCGTTGGACTCTTCTTCGAGAACTCAAAGGAGTCGGCGAAGCTGACGGCGTGGGCCGAGCGCGGCTCGTTCATCCGGAACGTGGTAACAAGCGTCAGCTTCCAGGCGTCCGTCAAGCGGGCGTTCGGGCCGGGAGAGCTGTCCAAAATCCTGAAGCAGCTCGAGGCGACGTTCAACGGCGGCGAGCAGCGCAGCCAGACGCCGGGCGAAGTCGCGGCGGCCGACAAGGCGGTCAACTTCGTGACTTACGCATACCTCGGCTTCAATCCGCTCTCGGCGCTCAAGCAGTCGACGAGCTTCTCGGTATGGGCGAACCAGCTCCCGAACGGCTTCGCGGATCTGTGGCGACACATGACACACTTCGACAAGGCCGCGCTGAAGCACCTCATGGAGTCGGACGAATACAAGGTGCGCTACGGCAACGCCGTCGGCTCGGGCATGGACTACGCCACCAAGGGTATCAACATGAATCCAGGGCAGAACCCGGTGATGAGGGCGATATCCGGCGCGGGCATGTGGATGCTGAAGCGCGGAGACTTCATCCCGGGCGGATGGATCGCCCAGGGCGTGTACAAGGACCTCCTCGACAAGCACCTCAAGGAAGGGATGGCGTTTGACGAAGCCGACCGGCTGGCGATCACCGAGACCTTCAACATGCTCGAAGAAACGCAGCAGTCCGGACGGACGTACAACACAAACATGCTACAGATCGAGCACGGGCGCATCGGACGGCTCCTGACGCAGTTCGCAACCTCGCCCCTGCAGCAGCTGCAGTACGAGACACAGGCATGGCGCGAATGGCGCGACATGGTGCGATACAACATGGGCAAGGAGAGGATCGCCGAAGCCAGGGCGAAACTCCGCAGGGCCGTTGTGATCAACCACGTGATACTCCCGGCTGCGGTGAACATCGTCGTTGCGATGTACAAGGCCGCGATGGGCGAGGAGCCGCCATGGGAGAAGGACGGCTACCACTGGTCGCTGCTAATCGACCTGCTGCTCGGCCAGTTCTCGCGGGTGTTCTTCATAGGTGCGTTCGCCCAGACGACGCTCAATGCGCTGTTCAAGCGGGAAACGCCGCGCATGGGCCAGATACTGCCGATAGAGGGCGCACTCGGCATGGTGGCTTCAGGCGCGTTCCTCCTTCATGACCTTGCGACGATGGACGCGGACAAGGTCCAGAAGGACATCGAGCGAGCAATGAAGTCGACCGCGCCCACGCGGATCCCGTACAACCTCGGCCGCCGTATCCTCGGAGACAGCGACCAGGACCGCAAGCGCAAGAAGCAAACAAGCAGATGATTTCATGGGCGGCGCGGACGTGGGCTCGGTCTCCTCGCGTCCGCGCCGCATTTTTACCCACTCTCCCCCTATTGACAATCAAAGCCCGCTTTGATATACTATCTCACCGTTGACCCCTCATAAGGCCGAAGTCAAAGAAAGGATGGTGGCCACATGGGGGCGAAACTTGGCGTAGTCCACCAGATGAAGCGGGATAACTGCGATTAAATGGCGAAATGAAAGCGGGATAGCGCAAGCCCGACAACGTGCCGCCCTTCAAATCCAGCCCCCGCTACCAAACAAGAACGCCAATGTTTGCAAGGACATTGGCGGTTTTTGTAGGGTGGGGTGGTGGCGAACATGGGGACGTGGAAAAGATAGGGAAAGCGCGATGAGTTTATTCAAGAAACCTGGCAGCGACTATTGGTGGATGGATATCTATCGAGGCGCAGGGCGCAAGCGGATCAAGCGCTCGACGCGCACAAAGGACTTGAGCGAAGCGCGGATCATCGAGCAGGGGTTCATGCGCGTGAACCGCGGCGAGACCACGCGCGAAAAAATGGTGCAGCTCCTCGACGCGATCCTCGGCCCGGAAGAGAAGGGGCTCCCAATCGAGGAAATCGGGCAGTTCTACTTGTCGTGCGTGGAGGACGAGAAGCGCAAGCTCGGCGCGAAGACGCTCAAGACGCGCGTAAACCTCGCAGGACGCTTCGCAGAGTGGGCGCGTAGGGAATCAAGGGTGACGACCGCGAACGACGTCACGGTGGCCGTAGCGTGGCAATTCAGCGAATACATCGGCAAGCAGGCGGACGTCACCAACAAGACCCGCAACGCCTACATGTCGGAACTCGGCACGGTGTGGCAGATGCTGATAAAGAGATCCCGGGCGAAGGAGAACCCGTGGGCGATCCCGCGTGTGCAGCGCGACCGCGACCAGGAGCAGACCGGCAGGGCATTCACACGGGAGGAGGAGCAGCGGATCTTCGACGCGGCCGCGAAGGTCGGCCACGAGTGGTTCGAGATGTGCGTGATCGCACGGTACACCGGACTACGCATGACAGATGTGAAGGGGCTGAAGTGGAGCCAGGTGGATCTCAAGAACCGACGTCTCGTCGTAAAGCCAGTCAAGACCGCCCGGCACGGAATCGAGGTGGGACTGCCGATGCACCCGAAGCTGGCGGCGGTACTGGCCGAGCGCGCAGGGCGCGGGGTTGGAACGGACGGGCGCTCTGGCGCGCCCGAACCCCAGCCCAAGGATGGATCGATCTACGTTCTGCCGGAGCGGGCGCGGCACGATGGAAAGAAATACTTCAAGGGCGACATGCCGTTCTCGAAGATCCTGAAGCTCGCGAAGGTGACGGACGACGGCGACGGAAAGTACAAGCTCTCGTTCCACTGCTGGCGGCACACGTTCGCGACGCGGCTCTCGGAAGCCGGGATCGACAAGGACACGCGCATGGCGCTCGGCGGCTGGACGGTCGGGGAGACCGAACGGATCTACAATCACGACTGGGCGAGTCTCAAAAACGCCATCGACGCGATGGAATAAAAAAGGCCGCCTGCCGCAGACGCATTGCGTCCACGACAGACGGCCGTGCCGTCACTTCCGGATCACGCAGTCATACTCGCGATCCTCGACCTCCCACTCGGGATACTCGCGCCGCGCCCAGGCAACGAGAGCGGCGGTCTGCCACTGCGCGCGTGTGTGCCCGGTGCAAGACCAGCCAACTGTGACATAGCCGAACCAATCGAGCTTCTCGAGGATCTCGGCAACCATCTCACGAGCGGCCTCCGGTCGAGACTGATCGTCGGGCAGAAGGTTCAGACGGTAGACCGAGCTGGACTCCTCCCACGGCCCGACAATGAAGTTGCGCCCCCAGGACCAATGCTCGACCGCGTAGGCCGCATCGCGAACCTTGTCGTAGTAAGGTAAGCGACAGTCCTCCTGCGTGACCCTGCGATCACGAAAGCGCTCGCCGAGCGCCGGATCGGTGGCCGCGATGAGCGCGGCGCCGGCTTCGGCGGCGGCAGACCACTTCGCCTTCGCCGCATCGAGCCACGCCTGGGCGTCGCGGCGGCGACGCCAGTACTGGCCACGGAACTGCTCGAACCAGATATCGCCGTTGACCTGATCGCCAGGTCTGAACTCGGCGTGATCCCAGTTGGCGTATCGAACCATCTTGCCGACGCGGTAGGACGGCATCATGACTTCATTACTCATCGTAACTCCTTTCGTTTTTTTGGATGTCAAAGAACAACGCCCCGGGAGGGCACACCCCTCCCAAAAGACACAAGTAGTTTAGCATAGCAGGTTTCCGGAAACGCCGCCAACAGGAGCACGAGCGCGACTTCACCCAATAAAATCAAGGGTCAAATTCGCGACTTGCGAAAACTTGACAAGGAAAACAAAGAGCGAGATGCATGCGAATCTAAGCGTCCACATTGATTTGACCCAATAAAATCAAGGGTCAAAAAAAGTTGAAAAATTTTTTTTGGCGAGATGTGGGAAACGGGACGGCCGCGGCGATGAATCGCCGCGCACAGGACAAAGGCGCTATCCGCGCACAAAGCCAAGGATGAGCACCAAGATGGACACTACTGCCGACGCGACAATAACCCACGTTGGATACTGAGGAGCCGGATCGCGACCACCAGCTCCATGATTCTTTATCGACCTGTATTCACCAACGATAGCCAGCTTCTCCTCGGGAGAAAGGGAAAGCTCCTGCATTTTCCTAATAAGCGAATCCTCAGACTGAACGAACCACATAGGACCCAACAAAGCGGAAATGTTCTGACGCAGTTTTTGCCGCTCCTCACAATCAAAGAAACAGCCCAGAAAATCATCTGCATTTTTTCTATGCAGCCAAAGACCAAGTCGACCAATCGTCCAATAGGCGAGCAGCGCCAAGACGGACAGAAGAAAGATTTTCATAACGCGTAGTATATCACATCCCGCGCGGGCGGCGTATAAAAATTGTATAAAATTTGTGGTTGACGGGTTCAACCAACCTGTGGTATACTACGCAACAGAAAGCCCCGGAAAGGCTAACAAAAAGGAGACCAATGATGGGAAACATGCCCAGCATATACAAGCAAAAGGTGAGTCTGCAGCTCGACAACGAGGTAATCGTCGCCCTCGACAAAAAGGCGGAGGCCGACAAGACGAGCCGCAACGCCGTCGCGAACTACCTGCTCACCGACAAACTCGAAGCGATCATCAAGGCATTCACGCCCGCCGACAAGGCGAAGGTCGCAGCAATGGAACAGAAAAACAAGGAGGCCCGCAATGCCCACTAACAACACGCAAGAGGTAGAGATAAGCCTCACCAAAGCGAACGCCGCCCTCGCGGAAGAAGCCGCAAAAATTTTGCGCACAACCGTGGAAGCGGTGATAACTTTATGCCTTGCGGGTTCAACCAACCCAGCGGTGGGTGCGCCCTGACGCACCACCCAATTACTTTACCAATGAGGTTCAACCAACCTACCACAAACAAAGGAGACCGAAGGATGAACAACAAGGAATTCGACTGGACTGGGCTCGGGGAGATCTCGGGCTTCGGCGGAGGATACGAGCAGGCATGCCGGGACATGGTTGTCGCGGGCGTGAAGTGGCTGCGCGAACATCCGAATGCAGACCTGAAGGCAAGGAAAGTCGAGGGCATATACCCAGACCTCTGGAGTGCCACGAAGGACATGGACGAGTTCCAGAACGCGCTCGCCGCCGCATGCAAGGAGGGCGCGACTGGCGCGATGGTATGCGCGACCACGAAGCATGCGCTCTACATCCACAAGAACGGATGGGAGAAGCACTGCGAGGAGATGAGCAAGACTCCAGAGGGCAAGTGATGATGGAAACAAGAGAAGAAAAAATCGCCCACGCGTTCAAGTCGTTCGCAAATCACAAGGCCGTGTTGAAAGACTTGAGCGGTATTCAGATTCTCGACTGGCAAATACCAGGAAAGATCTGGTATAAGGTTCGCTACGTGTTCGACCTTGACAGCAAACGAATCTACATCAGCGGCGACCTGGGCGCAGCTGTCGTGCACCCGACATGGCCCGCAACATTCGAGGCCACCTATCGTAACGTATGCGGTGCCAGACCTGATGTGAACGAGGGCTACTTCCTCGAGAAGATCGAGGCCACCAGCAATCGGTACGAGTATGACCGCGACGAAGCGGAGAAGATGGTTAAGGAGAGGTGTGAAGGAATCGAGGAGGAAGAGGATGCCCTTGAAAGGGTGATGGAGAACTTCGACGACCGATGGGGACTCGCACACCCCAGCGACTTGGCGTGCCAGATACTTGGGGACTATGACGAGGACTACTGGGAGTGGATCAGCCATGCCGGCCAGAGCATCGACGGACGTATCTACCTGTGGCTCGTCGGGCTGAAGATGGCGTGGCAGCAGATCCACGAGGAGGGCAGGTGATGAAGGAAGGCGACAAGGTAAGGAGCAACGGCAAATACCGTGACATCCAGGCGAAGTTCGGCGACGCGGTTCACACCGTGCGCGCCATCGGCTCGATACCGAGCTGCAAGCAGAAGATGGTATGGCTCGACTGCGGAGGCGGGGGCTTCCTCGCCGACGGGTTCGACGTGGTGAAGGAACCGACCGCGCCATGAATGGCGCGGCACAGGACACGAAAGGAGACCGAAGGATGCACATCGAGAACATGAGGAAGGCGCTGAGACTCGTCGAGAGCCGCGCGGCGTTCACGCTGCAGCACCAGCCGGACGACGACGCGAAGTGCGGGGAGGTCCTGCTGGAGGTGCTGAAGGGCATCGAGGCGACGGCCTCGCTTGCGGTCAAGGGCATAAAGGTCGATTAAGAGGGGAGGCGGACGATGAGGACTGAGGCATGCGGAGGGGGACGGCAGTTCGAGGTCGGGGCGGTGTACATCGCCACGCCCGCGATCGAGGGGCAGCCGAAGAAACTCGGCGTGGTGATCGGGAAGAGCGGCGAGACGCTGCAGGTGGCGTTCGTCGACGAACTGGCGACCGGCCGGACGGAAGAGATCGAGGGGCGGGACTTCGCGACCGTCAGGACGCGCAGCGGGCAGTACAACCTATCAGCATGCGTGAAGGCGGCGGCCGCCGACGCGGCGATCGTGAACGACATCCTGAAGGCCCAGGGAAAGGCGGTGGCGTGATGACCGAGCGGAACCAGAAGATGCGCGACGCGCTGAAGTCGGTCGAGGCGACGGTCGCGGCGACGCTCGCCCAGCAGCCGGAGGACGACGAGAAGTGCGGGCAGTTCCTATATAGCGCACTCGTCAAGGTGCGCAACATAGTAGATCTGACCTTTAGTGAGATGCGCAAGCCAGAAAAGAAAGACGTGACGGACTGCGTGTGGTACTGCCATCTGTCCGGATTGTGCAACAAACCCAGCAAGGGTGGACAATGCGTAAGCGAAGAACTCGCGGGCGACATATTCAACGGACGCACCACCCCGCCAAATGCGTGTGATCAAGCGCAGTTTCTGTACGACTGAACCGTAAAACAAGGAGACCGACATGGCAAACGAGAACGAGACACACGAGGACATCATCGCGGAGATTCGCAAGAACTACGCCTCAAGAGGCGGGGCTGGCTATTGCGGCGAGGTCTGGATAGACCTCTTGAGATACGCCGACAGCCTTGAGGCGGCGCACAAGCGGGAACTGGAGACAAAGGACTCGGTTATCCAGACCTTGAGCGCGGCGCGCGACGACGAGCTGGACAGGCACAGGCGCGAGGTGGATGCGCTCAAGCGTAGGCGCAGCGAACTGGACGCCGAGGTCGCCGCGAAGGACGCGGTGATCATGCGGCTGGACGCGGAGATCCGCAAGTATCAAGAGGAGCGCGAACTCAGGATTGCCGCGCAGAAGGCAAAGGAAAGCGAGGCGGCGATATGATGAACATAAGGATCAGCTACACCAACCACAGGGGCAAGAGGGTCATCAAGGACTTCGACGATCCGATGGAAATCATAGGATACATTTACCGCTGCTACGTGGCGTCGAAGAACGCGGCCATGACAAAAAGGATAAACGCGCAGCTCGACGAACAGATGAAGATGCATGGATTTTTGGAGGAAACATGAGGGTTGAACTGAATCTGCCGATCGAACGGAAGTGGTTCGACATGATCGCGCGCGGCGAGAAGAAGGAAGAGTACCGCGACTGCGAGCATCGCCAGGTGCAGCGCTTCTACCTCTGGGCGTCCAACTGCGACTGGTGGTCAGAATACGATCCGGTGGTGATATTCCGGAACGGCTACACGATGCAGAGCCGCGCCCTGGTCGCGAGGATCACCGGCGGCGACCTCCGAGGGCGCGAAAGCGTGAAGCACCCGGAGTGGGGCGAGCCGAGGTGCAGGCGGCTCCACCTCGTCGTGCAGCTGGGCGAGATACTTTACAGGGGCACATACGCCCAAGTCAAGGAGTACATCAAACAACACAAGGAGACCAAGCAAGATGAAGATCGAGTCGGTAAAAGTCAACTTTGCGGTCGCTGACCGCATCAGCCGCAAGAACATCCTCGAGATGATGTCGGAGATCGCCATAGACCCAGAGGTCGGCTTATACGGCGTCGAAATCGAGGACGACGGCAAGGGAACGGCGGCAAGCGCGGAGGAAGCGCCGCGCAAGAAGCGCAAGTACACGCGAAGGGCGCGGGCCGCCGAAGCGGAGGAGGCCGCAGGGACGACTGTGAGGCGCGTCAGGCGCCAGGACGGCACGACAGTCGAATAGCGCGGCAACTGCCAGGGAGGCGGCACGGTATGACGGCAATACAGAAGACCATGCACTTTGCCTCGGAGCGAAAGAGGGCGATGGACCTGGCCGCGGCGGCGGGAAGATTCCTGGCCGATCCAGAGGGGTTCCGCGACGCCGCCGAGCTGAGAGACCTCGCCGACCGGACGCTCCAATGTGCGTTCAAGGTAATCGACTTCACAAACAACCAGATCGAACAACTCAAAGAGGAGATGACATGATGATAGAAAGCGTAGACCTAACACGGCAGGGCTGGATCAGGTACCTGCAGACGATGCAGGGCATGCTCAAGTTCGTCGAGACCATCAACGACAACGTCTTCACGACCTTCGGTGCGGCCGAATGCGAGAAGGACCGCAAGGGGAAGATCTCGAAGGCGATGAGGAAGCTGCAGGAGCTGATCTGGGAGACCGGCGCCGTGGCGGAACGGATCCACCGCGAGCGAGGCGACAGGGACCCGGACTTCGACGCGCTGGACCGCGACATGTGCGACGAGCGGTCGGAAGCCGCGCTCGCGCGCCTGTGGGACGCCGCGAAGGAGCTGGAGCGGTGCGCAAGGAGCATGTGGGACCCCGCGGCGCCGGAGACGGGGGAGCCGGAGGTCGTGTATCCCGGACCCGTGGAGCAGCCCGACAAGGACATCGACCCGAACCAGCCGCTCCTGGGGCTCACGCCGGGCGCGCCCAGGGAGCCGCCGGCAGTCGACCCAAGCCGCCTCGTCGACTTCAAGATGCAGCAGGCGAACGACGACACGACGACGCCGGAGGGGGACGGAGAATGAGCGAGGACGGAATCAAGGCGTACTGCGCGGCATGCGCGGCGATCGAACGGTGCAAGCGCACGTTCGGCAAGTACTGGATCGACAAGTCGAGCGGAGGCGTCGGCTGCAAATGCCCGCTGACATCGGCCGAACACAGTTCAGCCGTCAGAGCTGCAAGCAACACGCCCAAGCCACGGCCAGCCCCTGCCGCAGCTCCCGCGCTGAAGCTCGTGTCGGAGCCGGCGCGGCGCGAGCCGTGGGAAGGGAAGACATACACGACGCACCGGCGCGAAGGCGGCGTGTTCCAGAGCCGCAAGCGCAAGATTTCGGGAAGACAAGGAGTGCTGCTATGAATAAAAGACTGCCGAGGGAGCTGCCGCTGGACGTGAGCGGCAAGAAATACCTCGTGGGGTTCTTCTACCACGTGAAGGCGTACCTCAAGCCGACGTCGAACGGGAAGCCGCCGTCGCCGCAGAGCGTGTACAAGGTGCTGAGGGACGAGCGGCCCTCGAGGGCGCTCCTCGAGAACATATTCGAGAACTGCCCGGACCTCCTCAAGCACCCGTCGACGAGCGTGGATGTGCAGAGGCTGTACCTGGACTGGACCACGAACGGCCACCGGCTGCCGGAGGCCTACGGGCGCATGAAGGTCGTGTACGTCGGCGGACGCGCCGCGGACTGCAGGTGAGGAGGGAGACGACATGGCAACGCAGGCGCTGAGATACGGGCAGTCGATGAGGTTCACCGGCGAGCAGTGGAGCGGGCTGAAGAAGGCCGCGGGCAGGTTCCGCGTGACCGGACGGCAGAACGCGCAGCGGCAGATCAACCAGCTCTTCATGGCCTACTTCGGGCTGATAGACGACCCGATATCGAGCGCGACGATGGGCGCGATGATCGCCGAGAGGATGCAGCAGAAGGAGCGGCTCGCCGACGGGACCTAAATGCATGCCAGCTTCGAGAAGGCCGTCTGGACGGCGAGCTGCCACCCGAAGATCAGGTGCTGGAAGTTCGTGCTCCTGAACCTGTGCTACCACGCGAACGCGGAGGGCGAGGCATTCCCCGGGATATCCACGATCGCGAGCGAGACGGGCTACACGGCGAGGGCGATCAAGGACGCGCTTGCAGGTCTGGAGGCGCTGGGAATCATCAAGCTCAAGGGTCGGTGCGGGCAGCAGAACAGGGTGTCGGTCTACGACATAACAGGGGTGTTGACAAATGTAGACAACCTGGCCAATGGTGAAGTGAGTTCCAAAAAAGTGGCGTTCAATGGTGAAGTGAGTTCCGTCAATGGTGAAGTGAGTTCCAAAAAAGTGGCGTTCAATGGTGAAGTGAGTTCCGTCAATGGTGAAGTGAGTTCCAGTAGAAGTATATTAGGAAGTAAGAAGTTAGTAAGTAAGTTAGTAAGTAGCGCGGCCAATGGTGAAGTGAGTTCACCATTTGTAGACAACTCCAGAAAACCAGTGCGGAATCCACCTGCTGAAGGAAGCCCACTGCCGCATGGTCCGCAGCCGGGACAGAATGGCAGCGAAGGGGACGCCAAGCCGGACTACAAGGCGCTCGTGAGGACGCCGGGATGGAAGCCGAAGACGGACGAGGCCAGGAGATACTGCATGCTGCACTGCTACAACCTCGGCGCGAGCCGCGCGGAGGCCGAGGAGTTCATACGCTACAACGCGATCCGCAGGTGGACGTGCTGCGAGTGCGGAACGGTGAACGACGCGGCGAAGTCGTGGGTCGCGAAGTGGCGCGAGGACTATCCGGACAGCTTTGCCGCGGAGCGCGAGCGGCGACGAGCCGGGCGGGCATCGAAGACGCTCGGCTGAAAAAGGCGATTTCCGTCAGTAGTCGCAAGTGGCGGCAAGCGGCGGACAGAAAAACGAAAAAGAAGGGAGACCAGACATGAAGAAGAAAAAATCGGACAGCGCCGGAAAGACGGCGAAGACTGCGGACGCGAAGGCGTTCGCGCACAAGTCGATCGAGGTCGCGGCGAACCAGCTGCGGCCCGCGCCGTGGAACCCGCGGCCGGAGATCACGTCGGAGAGCGTCGCCGACATCACGGCGAGCCTTCCGAAGGTGGGCCTCATCCACCCGCTCGTGGTGATGAAGGACCCCGACAAGCCGAGCTGCAAGGGCGTCGACTTCTACGTGATCATATCGGGGCACCGGCGCTTCCGGGCCTGCGTGGACGCGAGGTACTATCCGATCCCGTGCGACCTCGTGGACGTCGACGTCGCGACCGCGAAGCAGATGACGATCATCGAGAACCTGCAGCGCAGGGACGCCGACCCGCTCCTGGAGTCGGAGCTCGTCAAGAGCCTCCTGGACGGCGGCATGACGCAGGCGGAGATCGCCGCGGAGACTGGGCGCGGAGAGAGGTGGGTCGCGAGGCGCGCGAACCTCATGAAGCTCTCCGAGGGATGGCGCGAGCGCATCAGGAAGGGCGAGAAATTCACGACCGACTGCCTCGAGCACATCGCCGCGTATCCAGTGGAGATCCAGGAGAAGCTGAAGGACGAGGGCAAAAGCTGGGGCGACCAGCCGATTGCGTGGTCCGACATTGACCATCAATTCAATATGGAGAGCCGCGACCTGAGAGATGCCAAGTTCAACACAACACAATGCCTCAGCTGCACGAACAACACGGGATGCTGCCCAGACCTCTTCGACCAGGACGGCAGGAAGAACGCGCAGCTTGGGCGATGCCTCTGCGAGAAGTGCTGGCAGGAGAAGACGGCTGCCCATATGGCGGACACCATCGCCAAGGCCGAGAAGAAGGGCGTCCAGATAGTCCACACGGCACCGTGGAACTGCGGCTGTTACAACTATGGCGAGCGCAAGTCCAAGGAGAATACCACGCTCTACGTGTTCAAGGAGAATGGCGGAAGGACTGACTACCGCTGGGGCATGCCGCCGGTCAATAAGACAAGCGGCGCCAGCGCAGAGCCGGACGACAGCTCGGCCGAAAAGAAGCTCGAGGAGAAGCGCGAGAAGCGCGAGCGCAACAAGGCGATCCGCAAGCTCGCCGCACTCTGCGCAACCGGCAACAACCTCGCTGACTGGCTGGATCTGTACTTCTCCTGCGACCCGCCGGAAAAAGGCGTCGTACGATATGCACCGTTTATCGTGCAAAACCTATTCCACGGAATGGACTCTTACGAGCTCGCAGGGTCGAGCACCGCCCTTATGGATGCTGCTGCCGCGTTCTGCCTCGGCAAGTTCGAGATACCGAAGCACTGGACGCGCCTCGTTGCGCCGCAAATAATCCGGGAACTCGACCCGTCGAGGTGCGAAGGATACCGCGCAGTGCCGAACGCGCAGCTCATTTGCGCAATGTTCCCGGCCGAAGTGACGCGAGCGCCGGATGGACTCACCGACGATGAAGTTGCGCTTATCAAGGCAAAGAGCGATCCGCTTTCCGAGATGGAAGTCGAATGGGACGACTCCGACGCCGAGGACGACATCGACGACGCCACATCCGGGGAGGTGGACTGACGCCATGAAGAGGAAGCAGCCAAACCTGCTGGAGCACAGCTTTGCGATGAAGGTCGCGTACGGGACGCCGCAGCGCGACGCCTACATCGAGGTATTCGGCGGCGACCCGAAGACTCCGAAGGAGATCAACGCAATCGACGCGAGGGCGTCGCGCCTCGTTGCCCGCGAGGACATCGCGACGCTCATCGCGGACGAGCAGAAGCTCAAGGGACAGCGGATCAGCGCGGCTGAGCGCAAGATGGCCGAGGAGATACGGCAGAACCTCGGCGCGTCGGTGCTCAGCGCCCAGACGAAGGGCGAGACGCTGAAGGCCAACGTCCTGAAGGGCGCGGAGCTGTTCCTCAAGTCGACGGGGCAGTTCGCGCCCGAGGAGCACATCCTGAAGAACGGCGGCATGGCCGAGGGCGCGTTCGTTCCGCGCGGCGTAGAGGGCATGAGCGACGACGATCTGAAGGCCATCATCGAGCGCGAGAAGCGGACGATCGACGTCGAAGCCGTCGCCAGGAAATCCGTGGAGGACGCGCCATGATAGGGGCGAGAGAGGCGATGGTGGAGCTGCTGCGGCGATCGGCGCAGACCGACATGCTCGCGTTCCTGCGGTACTGCTGGTGGATGCCGTCTGCGCTGCACGTCGGGCGGCACACGCGCGTTCTATGCGAGCGGCTCACAAGGGCGGTCGAGGACTTCAGGCAGGGAAAGGACACGTACCTCATCGTGAACATGCCGTTCCGACACGGCAAGAGCGACCTCGTCTCTCGCGCGCTTCCCGCGTACTTCCTCGGGCGCTGTCGCGACATGCAGCCCAACGTCATCATGAGCGGATACGGTTCGTCGCTCGTCAAGGGATTCAGCGCGAACGTCCAGGCGATCTTCCAGAGCGAAGCGTACGGCAAGGTTTTCCCGGACATGAAGATCGACCCCGACAAGAACGCGACGGACGAATGGAAGGTCAAGGACTCCGTTTCGAGCGTCTACGCGCAGGGCCTCGGAGGATCCATCACCGGCAAGGGCGGCAACCTGATCATCGTCGACGACTACTGCAAGAACAGCGAGGAGGCGGAGAGCCAGACGACGCGCGACAAGGTATGGGAATCGTTCAAGACGGATGTTTGCACGAGAACGAACGCGCCCGCGCACATCATCATCGTGTGCGCGACCAGGTGGCACGTGGACGACCTCGTCGGGCGAATCTACAAGGAGATGGAGAAGAATCCGGACTACCCGCGCTACGAGTCGCTCGTGTTCCCCGCGCACAAGGAAGGGCCGGACGGATGGGACATACTTTTTCCCGAGCACTACAAGGCGTCGTGGTACGCGATGCAGCGCTCGCAGCTCGGGCCGCTGCAGGCCGCGGCGCTCCTCGACTGCGACCCGCGCCTCGCGGGGACGACGCTCTTCAGGCGCGATTGGATCAACTACTACACGGGCGAGCTGGACTCGCGGCAGATGCGGGTGCACATATTCGTCGACGGCGCGAAGTCGAAGAAGGAGGGCAGCGACTTCACCTGCATACAGGCGTGGGGCAGGAACCGCGACGGCGCGTACTACCTCCTCGACCTCGTGCACGCCCGGCTCAACCTCGCGGAGAAGATCAAGGAGCTGTTCGCGATGGTGGAGCGCTTCGGCGGCAACCGGCGCATCGAGATGGTGTGGTGGGAGCAGGTGGGGCCGATGAGCGACGTGGAGGCGCTCCGGATCGAGATGGACCGGCGGCTCTACCACTTCCAGGTCGTCGAGCTCCACCACAACACGAACAAGGACTTCCGCATCAAGCGGCTCGTCGTGCCGTTCGCCAACGGCCAGGTGTGGCTGCCGATCAAGCTCATCAAGACGCGCGTCGTGGACGCCGGCGGCGGACGGCTGCCGGAGGCGAAGGTGTACGACGCCGTGCACGAGCTCGTGGAGGACGAACTCATGCTGTACACCGGCGACCAGGGATCCATCCCGCACGACGACATGATCGACTGCATGGCCGACCTCACTGACGAGGAGGTGATCGCGCGGTTCACTCCGCCGGAGGGAGGCGCGGCGGAGATGCGCGACCATTCGTCGCGGAGCGGCGGCGGACGGCTGTTCGCGAGATAGTGTTCAGCTTGTGCACAGCTTGCGAACATTGAGCGAAAAGTAATCAACAGGTGTAGACAGAACTGTCGACAACTAACCGCTTGGACACGGCGTCGGAAATCCTGTCAAGCGGAAAATGAAAAAAAATTTCAACACGCGTCCGCACCCTTGGAAACAAAGGGCGAAACGCGTTTTTTCACGTCTCGGCAAATCGAAGCGGACACCGCGAGCGCGCTTACATTTGACTTCGGCCGCGCGCACGCAGGGTGTATAATAGGCGCACACGACACCAACCACAAGGAGGTCAAGATGGGCAGTTCAGGAGGCGGCGGATCGTCCAACAGCTACTACTACCAGCAACAGCAGCTTGCACTGCAGCGCGAGCAGATGGCGCAGTCGCAGCGCCAGCACGAGGAGTCGCTCGCCATGCAGAGGGAGGCGATGGACAAGCCCGTCGCCGCGGTGCAGAAGAACGTCTCGCTCGCGACCGAGGACATGGTGAAGAACCAGGAGGCCGAGCGGAACAACCTGAGGGGCATCCGCTCGACGTACTCGCTGTTCCGCAAACAGGCGGACGAAGACGAAAGCGGCAAGGGCACGAAGCTCGGCGACTGAGCCGCGCGCCGGGAGGTGGACGGACATGGCGAGACGAATCGCGAGGAAACCAGACTACGGCGCCGTGAGGAAACACGCGGCCAAGCAGCTCGACGCGCTCTTCGAGCACCTCGACCGCAACCGCTCGACCTACGCCGACGTGAACCGCGAGTTCTACCCCCTCGGCGTCGCGGGATGGACGAAGGAGGCTGAGGACATCGCCGACTCGGAGCTGTACGACGAGGAGCACAGGATGCTCACGACGATGCCGCTCATCTGCCACGGCAAGGGCTCGGCGGGGTTCAACGCGAACCTGACGCCGCCGGCGAGCGCGTGGTTCCGGCTCAAGAGCTCGGCGACGGACGACGAGGCGTCGCACGCGCGCAAGTCGGCGCTCGACAAGGTGACCGAGGCGGCCCGCGAGGTGATGAGCAGGTCGAACACGTACAAGTCGCTTGCGAAGCTATACGACCACATGCTCGTGAACGGCTTCGGCTGCATGCTCGTGACACACGACGACCGCTACACGGTGAACGTGAGGACGCTACGGCCCGGGACATACGCCCTCGGAATCGGCGCGGACGGAATCGTGAACCGCTGCGCGAGGCGCTTCGCGTGGACGGCCGAGCAGATCGTCGACGCGTTCGGCGAGGCCGGGGTCCCGGAGCGCATAAGGAACCAGTACGGAAACGTCAAGCGCTTCTACACGGTGTACAACCTCGTCGAGCCGCATGCGAGGAACCGCAACGACAAGCTGGCCGCGAAGACCGGGCTTGACGAGGACTTCGAGTACCGCTCGATCTACTGGCTTAAGGACGGGAACGACAACGACCCGCAGTCGGGCGTCCTGGAGATCTCCGGCTTTGCGGTGAAGCCGATCATTGCGCCCAGGTTCGACTACGAGCTTGGCGACACGTACGGCACGTCGCCGTGCATCAAGGCGCTTTCGCTTGCGAGAGGGGCGCAGACGTTCAGGTACGACACGCTCAGCATCTCGGGGCTTCGCGGCAACCCGCCGCTCGTCGTGTCGGCCGAGTTCAAGGACGAGGGCTTCAACGCCGGGCGCGGAGGGATCAACTACACGAGGTACGGAGACCAGAACCGCTCGATGGCCATGCCCGTCTTCGCCCAGCCGCCGGACGCGGAGGACGCCAGGGCCTCGCTCGCCGAGGTAATCGACGAGATGAAGACGCTCCTGTTCGTGACGGCTTTCCAGACGATCGACTCGCTCAAGATGAACAAGGGCGTCAAGACCGCGACGGAGGTGGACGCGCTTGTCAGGGAGAACATGGAGGCGCTGGGGCCGGTCGTGATGAACCTCGACCGCGAGCTCCTCGACCCGCTCGTGTCGGTCGTCGTCCACTACGTCCTCGCAGACGGAAGGCTCGACCTCGGCCCGGACGGCGAGGAGGCCCTCGGCGGCGGCGAGATAGAGTACATCTCGCAGATCCACGTCGCCGCGCGGCAGTCGACGATTGCGACGCTGCGCGACAACGCGCAGATGATACTCAACCTGTCCCAGGCGTACCCGCAGGCACGGCACCGCCTCGACGTCGACGGCATGATCGACAAGTACGCAGACCTCACGGGATGTCCGGAGGGGATCTTCGCAAGCGACGACAAGGTCGAAAAGGCGCGCGAGGCAGACAGCGCGGCCGTAGCCCAGCAGCAGCAGCTCCAGCAGGTGGAGACCGTGTCGAAGGCGGCCGCGGCGGCAGGCGGGATGCCCACCGACGACCAGCACGCGGGATCGCGGCTCGTCCAGGCGCTTTCAGGAGGTATGCTATGAGAAGCAAGACTACAAAGGCGAAGCCGCCGTTCGCGGACACAGCGGCGCCGAAGAAGGACGCCGGCCGTTCGGCCGAGGCTTCGGAGCGCAAGCGCGAGGCATACGGGCGGCTGATCGCGAACGGCGACTTCAAGGACTTCATGTTCGAGGCGATCTACACGCTGTGCGCCTTCGAGCACGACTTAAGGGACACGACGGAGTTCGAGCGCGGCATACGCGCCGCGGGCTCGTTCATCCGGCGTTCGCTGCTCGTGGCGGACGAAGCGCCCAAGTTTTTCGCGGATCTCGACAGGCGATACTACGCTGGAGTGCAGCGCGGCATCATCGAGGCCGAGAAGAAAAGCAACCAAGAAACAGGGAGACCACAATGAAGAAACTGATATCCTGGGCGTTAAGCTCGACATTCGACAATCGACTCATGGATGCAGCTGGCGGCACTGACGGCGGCCAGGGCGGCGGTACTGGCGGCGGCCAAGGCGGCGGTACTGGCAACGGCGGTGCTGGCGGCGCGGGCGGCGACAACGGCGGCGGTACTGGCGGCACAGGCGGCGGTACTGGCAACGGCGGTGCTGGCGGCGCGGGCGGCGACAACGGCGGCGGTACTGGCGGCACAGGCGGCGCGGGCGGCGGTACTGGCGGCACAGGCGGCGCGGGCGGCGGCGAAGGCAGCGGCGGTACTGGCAACGGCGGTGACGGCGGCGACAAGCCGTTTCTCGGCAACAAGCCGCCGGAAAACAAGAACGGCAACGAGCCGCCGAACGCGCCTGACGAGAAGACGTATCTCGACGCGGTCAAGAAGGACGAGGCCGTGTTCGGCAAGGACGACAACATCGCGTTCGACCAGAACCTCGTCAAGGCCGTCATTCCGGCCTGCCAGAAGCACGGCATCACGCCCGAGGCGGCGAAGGACATCGCCAACGCCTTCGCCAAGGCGCAGTTCGACGCCGCGCGCGCGGCGTACAAGGAACGCTGCGACTACTTCGCCAAGCTGAACGGCGAGGCGAGGGCGAAGTACACCGACGGCGACTTCGAGCAGATCAACGCGGGAATCGACAAGTGGTTCAAGCCGGGCGGCGTCATGAACAACGTGATCCGCAACTCGGAGCTCGGGGCGGATCCGGAGTTCCTCGCGCTCATGCACGAGCTCGGCAAGGCGGCGAAGGAGGACAAGGGCGCGGGCGCGGCGGCCGGCGGCGGCGAGGGAACCGGCGACGCGAACGGCATCAGCGGCCTCTCGAAGCTCTGGTAGCGATTTCGCCCGAGGACGGGTTCGCGGGTGCGACTCAAGGCCGAGGGCGGCAAACGAAAAAAGGAAAACAGAAAATGCAGGTAAACGGAACACGCGTCCTGACGTACGTGGACTTCCTCAAGGGTCTCGACGCCAAGGGCAAATTCGACCACAGGGTCATCAACCTCGCGGTCAAGTCGAACGAAATGCTGGACGACATCACCGTCGTCGAGGCGAACAACGGAACGGCGCTCGAGACGACGTACCGCACGGAAGTGCCGAAGCCCGTCTGGACGCAGTACTACAGCGGCACTCCCTCCAACAAGGGCAGCAAGGCCAAGCTGAAGGTGACGGGCGGTCGCATGTCGACGAAGATCACGATCGACAAGAAGATGTACGACGAGGCGGACGACAAGGACGCCGTCATCGCGGACGAGATCATGAGCGCGCAGGACGGCATGAGGCTCGAGATGGGCAACATGCTCATCTACGGTCTCCTCGAGGACAATCCGCTTGGCTTCAACGGCCTCTTCAAGCACTTCGACCGCTACGGGTCGAACGACGACACCAACTCGGCGCACTACGTCATCAACGCCCTCAAGGCGTACAGCGGCACGACCGCCACGACCGACGACGGCAAGACGTCCGACCTCGGCTCGATCGCGCTCGTCGGCTGGTCGCCCAACACGATCACGTGCTTCCATCCGCAGAAGCACTCCCAGGGCGGCATCGAGATCACGCCGAAGCGCGTCGTCGACGTCGTCGACCCCGACAAGGGCGGAGACGCCACCTACGAGGCGTACCTCCAGTACCTCTACTGGAACCTCGGCCTCGCGGTCCGCGACTTCCGCTACGGCGGGCGCATCTGCAACATCCAGCGCGACTACATGCTCTCGGGCGCCGACAAGGGCGCGAGCTACGTCGAGCTGATCGACCGCCTCTCGCAGCGCGTCCACGACCAGGGCGTCCGCCAGGCGTGGTACATGGACAAGCGGATGTGGGAGAACACGTGCGTCCTCTTCAGCCGTCTCACGCGCGGCAACGCCATCACGTTCCAGCACGTCGAGGCCCGCAAGGAGAAGCGCCTGTACGGCATCCCCGTGCGCATCCAGGACTGCATGAAGGTCGCCGAGGAGGTCGTCCCCGAGATCGCGGCCTAAGGAAAACAACCGGCGGAGCGCGGCAAATGCGCCGCGCCCGCCTAAACACAACACGCAAAAAAGGTACACGAAAATGATATTCGACAAGCTCTCGCTCTTCGCGGACGGCACGACCGTCCCGACGACGGCAAACGCGAACACCTACTCCAAGGTCATCGACCTCCGGAAGAACCAGAACATCGAGATCGACGGCGGCCTCAAGATCTACGGCCAGGTCGTCGGCGCGGCCAACGCGACCGGATCAATCACGACGGTCGTGCAGACCTCCGCCGACGGCGCGTCCTGGACCGACCTCGCGTCGCAGACGCAGGACGGCCATCGCCTCATCGGGATGTTCCTGCCGTTCGGACTGAAGCGGTTCATTCGCCTCAGGTTCGCCGTGGGCAACACGGCGCTCGGCAGCGCGGTGGTGGTCAAGGCCGGCCTTGTCGACCAGTTCGACCAGGGCGACTTCCCGTCCGTCCAGTCGTTCCCGCCCCTCGAGGACCTCGCGACCGACGACCTCGCGACCGACCTCGCGGTCTCGGCGACCGCGGTCACGATCACGAAGGGCTCCAGCGGCACGGTCGCCGTGAACGCGGGCAAGGTTACGGCAATCGAGGCCCCGAGCAAGTACACCGTGACGGTGAGCGGCTCGACGGTCACGATCGCGCTCGCGGCCGACGCGGCAAACGGCACGGTCGTCCTCGTCGGCGGCACCGGCAACAAGGTATCCATCGCGGTCACAGCCCAGGCGGCCGGCTAAGCCGTTCACCACGCGTCCCTCCGCCCGCTCTTTTGATCCGGCGGGCGGAGGGCGTCGTCAACCACGCAAAAGGAGCATGACATGACAATCATCGCAAAACGGAGCGTGCAGCTCAAAAAGCACATCTACTCGAAGGGTGAATCCGTCGAATGGGACGGCCCGATCGACAGCCGCATCGCGGCGAACTTCGTTACGAAGGACGGCAAGGAACTTCAGGTCGCTTCCGCGAACGGCGACAGCGGAAAGCCCGCGAACAGCGATGGCGGAAAGCCCGCGAACGGCGAGAAGGACAAGGGCCAGGCGGGCGACGCGGGAACGCCCGGCGACGCGGGAACGCCCGGCGACGCGGGAACGCCCGGCGACGCGGGAACGCCCAAGGGCAAAGTCATAAGGGAGCGCATCGACAAGCTCGTCAAGGAAATTGGCCGCAAAGGCATCGAGCAGAAGCTCGACGAGCTGGGCGTCACCTACCGCGCGAAGATGAACGACAGCCAGCTGGCGCTTCTCCTCCTGCAGCAGCAGGGCGAGGTCTAAGGAAGGAATACTGCAATGGCGGCGACGGTGACAGTTGCGTTAGACGGCGGCGCGATTCTCGTCGAGGACGGGGTACTGCACCTCGGCGAGCTTGCGCCCATAGCTTTCACGGGCTACGAACCGGCGGACGGCAACACGATCCGCCTGACGCTGTTCGACCGCGACGGAAAGACGCCGCTCGCGGACAACCACGAGGACGCGGGCATCCTCGACCTTCGCGGCGCAAAGCTGCGCAAAACGTTCCACATGGAACGCGGCAGCAGGGTGTTCGGAGCCATTGCGACGGAATACACGTCCGGCGGCGAGTCCACGGGCGAGGTGCTGGCGGCAGGGCAGGTGCCGGTCGCGTGGTCGCCGCTTGTGTTCGATGCGGAGACTGGTGAGCCGGCTTCGTTTAAAGGGCCAAAGGGCGAGAAGGGCGATCCGCTCACCTTTGACGACCTGACGGCCGAGCAGAAGGCGCAGCTCAAGGGCGAGAAGGGCGAGCGCGGCGAGAAGGGCGAGCGCGGCGAGAAGGGCGAGAAGGGCGAGAAGGGCGATCCGCTCACCTTTGACGACCTGACGGCCGAGCAGAAGGCGCAGCTCAAGGGCGAGCGCGGCGAGAAGGGCGAGAAGGGCGAGAAGGGCGATCCGCTCACCTTTGACGACCTGACGGCCGAGCAGAAGGCGCAGCTCAAGGGCGAGCGCGGCGAGAAGGGCGAGCGCGGCGAGAAGGGCGAGCGCGGCGAGAAGGGCGAGAAGGGAATCCAAGGCACACAGGGCATTCCCGGCGCGACCGGCAACAAAGGCGAGAAGGGCGAGAAGGGCGAACAAGGCATACAGGGCGAGCAGGGCATACAAGGCCCTCGCGGCTATTCGACCTACGAGATCGCCGTGCAGCACGGCTACACCGGCACAGAGGCCGAGTGGATCGGCGAGAACAGCGACGTGAACACGTGCCTCTCGATCGTGGCGGACGCCTACGCCGACCAGACGGCATTCTTCCAGCCCATAGCGGCGGCACTTCAGGGAGTGTGACATGACAGGGACTAATCTACAACTTGCAGAATACATCGCAAGCGCCATCCGGACGAACACCGAGGGGGCGGCTGCACTAATCCTCAAAAACCTAAAGGAGATCAACTATGGCTACAACAGGCCTTGATGCGGTCTTGAACGAGATCGAGACCATAAAGCAGAACGTCGCAAAGAGCTACGAAGCCGTCGAGGCGATGGGTGGGACGGTTCCAGCAGGGAGGCCGCTCGTCTCGCTGCCGCAGTCCATCAGGTCGCTCGCACTCTCACCCATCGGGCGCATCGCCGGATCGGCGGTCATCCGCGTGGTGCTGAACAGCAGACCGGGCGCGTACATCCCGGATCAGACATTCGCGGCGAAGCTCTTGAACGGAGCGAGGATCCGAGTCTATACGCCGAATGCGATATACGAGGACTTCATCCCGTCGCTCGACGCGAACACCGTCTTCGACATCAACGTGATGCCGTCGCCGACGATCCCGACGGCACGCATCAAGATCATCCTCGGCGAGGTGGACGCGGACGACGAGATCGTGGCGTTCAACGACCTGAAGCTCCAGCTCACGGCGGGCGCGGTCAACGAGGCGAAGATGGACCTCCTGCACTACGAGGGCGACGGCGGCACGTTCCTGGAGGTCGGGCGTGTACAACGGCTCGACTCGGGATCCAGCGCGTCCTACCTCATCGTGAGGCGGTACAACGACGGCGCCTTCGCCGAAGAGCGGTTCGGATGGTACAAGAACGAACAGGTCAACGACCCGACCTTCCCCGCGAACTGGGTGAACGACACCGGCATCTACACGTTCATCCCGGAGATAGAGCTTGACGGGGACAGCGGCGAGTACGAGCAGACCAACGAGAACCCGCAGCCGACCATGCTCTACTGGGAACGCGACATCTTCCCGTGGTGCGAGGCGAAGCGGGTGCGCATGCACTCCTCCGTCCCCGTGTCCGGATCGAACACGGCGCAGGGCGACTTCTACTTCACCGAGGTCCCGATCTACTACGTCAAGAACGAGGAGCGGACGCTCACGTTCGACACGAAGGACGCCGAGGGGAATGTCCTCTCCACCACGACAGCCCCGTGCCGTATCTGGTGGCTCTCGAAGGTGCAGCTTCCGGGCTACGAGCTGCCGAGCTGGGAGAAGAAGTGGATCTACGAGGAGGAGGGCGAGTACGACGGCGAGCAGCACAACTACTCGCACACGTCCGTCGCCAAGGCGGCCAACTACTACGCATGCTACAAGAATGTCACGAAGAGCTACCTCAACGGCAACGTGATCCAGTCCTACCCACACAGCTCGACCGTCTCTGGCAACTCCAGGGGCGACATGTGCAACCTCTCGAAGGTGCTGAACAACTACGCGATGACGATATACGGCTCCGGCGTGTTCGAGGACGGCACGACCTTCGCCGCCGACGAGACGAACCGCCGCTTCAACGGCAACACGTGGCTGGAGTTCCAGGCGTTCCGATACCTGATGTACATTCAATTCGGCACGGACATCCAGGCAACGCTGCTCGGCATCACGAAGAACAACAACTCCGGCGACACGACAATCCACAAGCAGGACGCATGCGAGGGCGCGATGGCCGCCTTCCCGAACGTAAAGACGTTCTCGCTCGGCGCGGCGAACGCGTCGCATCCGATCGTCTGGCTCGGAATCCTGAACCCGCACGGATCGGAAGGCGACCAGATGGCCGACGCGACCACGTTTGCCGAGCGCATCGCGGAGGGTACGCAGACGACGATGCTTGCCATGCTCGACCGTGCGCTCATGACGCCGCATGCGACAAACAAGGCGACGATGCTTGCGAACGGCTACACGCAACTCAGCTACAAGTGGACTGCGGTCGGCAAGTCGGGGACGCACAAGCGCGGCCTCGATTCAAACCCGGAGTTCTGGGCGTACCAGTTCCCGGCGCACAACGACGAGACGGCTGCAATCGAGCTGGGGTCGTCCAGCCAGGTGGACTCGCAGTACCTGAGCGGACATCCGGCGGAAGGGACGCTCGGCGAAGTGGCGCGCGTGTGCTCGCTCTCGAGCAACGGCGGCAATGGCCGTGCCCTCGGGCCGTGGTGCGTGGCCTCGGGCAGCGGGCCGTCGAATGCGAACGCGGACCTCTGGGGCGCCCGCGTGTCTTGCGTACTTTCCACTGGCGAAGGCGAAGCCGCAGCCAGCTGACAGAAAAGGAATCTACCACCGCCCGTCCCTCGGGTGAGGGGCGGGTAATCGACCGATGAACAAAAACACAACAAATGTGAGGATAAAACATCAGCCATATGTCCTTCCGACCAGTGGCGCGCATGTGCTCGCTCTCGAACAACGGCAGCAATGGCCGTGCACTCGGGCCGTGGTACGTGAACTCGAACAACGAGCCGTCGAATGCGAACGCGAACAACTGGGGCGCCCGCGTGAAATCCGCAGACATCGGAACTTCAACATCGGTCGTAGAAGGCCGGAGGGACTGAATCATGAAATCCACAAAAGAGCGCAGCTGATCCAGGGGCGGAAAAGGATCCATCCGTCCGTGCGCGGAACAATATCCGATCAAGAAAGCGCGGCCAAGTAGTCCCGTCGGAAGACGTTGATCGAACGGACGCGATGCGGAAAAGACACAAAAGGAAAAACGAGGATGAAAAGAATCGGCCATATATTCGAGAGCGTGGTCTCCTGGCAGAACTGCCGGGATGCCGTCCTCGAGGAGTCGCGCACAAAGCGGCTTCGCCGCTCCGGACGCGCCGAGGAACTGCGGGAACACGCCGACGAATGGGCGTCGCGCGTACAGGCGCGGCTCATGTCCGAGGCGTTCACTCCCGGCAGGATGGTCGAGTTCGACATCATCGAAGGCGGCAAGCTCCGCCACATCTCGATGCACAACCTCTTCGACTCGATCTGCATCCGCGCGCTCGTGCGCGTCGTCGAGCCGATAATCTACGCGCGGATGTCGCGCCACAGCCACTGCCCGATAAAGGGACGCGGGCCGCTGAAGCTTGCGCGGAGCATCCACAAAAAGCTGCGCAGGATGGAGTACGACAACCAGAGGTGGATGAAGCTGCATCCGGGGCAGAAGAGGTACATCTGGGTGCTGAAGACGGACATCCACAAGTTCTTCCCGTCGATAGGCTACGCCGTCGCGCTCGAGTCGCTCCGGCGCTGGATAAAGGACGAGCGCGTGATCTCGATCTGCGCGTCGCTCCTGAAGCGCAGCGGCGGCATTCCGATCGGCGCGGCCTACTCCGCGATGATGGCGAACTGCGTACACCTGGAGATAGACTGGCAGATGGCGTCGTACATGAAGGTGCTGTCGTACGACAGGTACATGGACGACTGCGTGATGCTCTTCAGGTCGAAGGCTGCGGCCAAGGCCGCCCGCGACGAGTACGCGCGGCTCCTCGGAGACAAGGATCTGACGTTCGCCCGCAAATGGCAGATATTCAGGGCCGACAGGCGACCAATCACGCTCGGCGGATTCAAGATAAGGGCGAGCGGCATACACATATCGGGGCGCACATCCCGCCACCTGAACAGCCTTCTGCACAAGGCCGGAAAGCTCGGATGGGCGAACATGTCGCAGTCCGAGCACCTCACGGCGGCGTCGCTCTACGGATGGATCAAGACAACGGACTCTTTCAACTACAAAATGAAATGGAGGCAGACGAATGGTGACACAGTTTTTCGCCTTATCGGAATGGCCGCACGGTCTCGCGACGGAAGACCGGTACCGCGTGAGCACCACAAAAAGGCAGCCCCTGGCGATTCTGGACGCGGCCTTTATCGGGACGCCGCGTGAGGTGTGGGAGGAGCGCGAGGACCCGGAGACGGGCGAGACTTCGCGCACGATGACAGGATGGGAGGCGAACGTCTCCGTCATCGACTGCGCCGTGCCGGCGTCGGAGGAGGCCGCAGCCGCGCTCTTCGGGCGGCTCCAGGAGGACCAGCCGGAGGAGACGGTCGATATGGAGGAGGCGGTCGCCGCGTACAGGCGCTCGCTTCCGCCTCCGCCTCCGCCGCCTCCGCAGCCTGAGCCGCGCAAGTTCTCGGTGAAGTCGGTCGCGGCGAAGATCCGCGAACTCGGCTACACGGCACAGGTGCGCGAGGCGCTGATGAGCGTCAACGGCTACGAGATGTACGTCGGCGCGAACTACCTGAAGGAGGACGACCAGGACTTCCGCGACATGAAGACGCTCGTGCAGCGCGTGACGGGACTCGACGACGACGCCATCGAGGCGATACTCGAAGAGTGCATCTGGGAGGCGTAGGACGATGGACGAGGTGCTATCCAACACACTGAAGGCGAACCTGAAGGCCGCCAAGACCCCGGAGACGAAGCTTGACGCCGTTGTGCTCGCGATGATCTCGGTCGTGGACTGCCAGCACAAGACATCCGCCCGCGTGAAGTGGCTGCGGACGGCGTTCATCCTCCTCGCGGTCGCGATACTCGTGCTGATAACGGCGGGGCCGGAGACGCTGAAGGAGATGATAACCCTGTCGAAGGGAGGCGTGTGATGTCGAAGAACGTCAAGGCCGAGTTCCTGAAGAACGGCAAGATCCGCCTGATACGCGACTTCGGTATTGTTCCGCGCGGATTCATCTGCGACGGCGCATCCGTTCCGCGCTTCTGCTGGCGTCTGTTCGGGCATCCCTACGACAGGAAGCACATCAGGGGCGGCGTCCGGCACGACTGGGGCTACACCATCGGAGGCGACGAGGCGCTGCGCAAGGCCATCGACGAGCAGTACCGCGAGGACCTGAAGGCGGATGGGCAGGGATTCGTCCTGAGATGGCTCGAATACTTTGCGGTGCGGCTGGGTGGCCGCTCGCACTACAACAACACCGAAAAAGGAAAAACGATGAAAAAACTGATGGTAGTCGCCGCGCTCGCGGCGCTCGGACTCGCGGCTGGCTGCCGCGTCGTCGAAGTGGAAGACAGGGGCGAGGGGATCGTCCTCGACAAGGAGGGCGCGCCCGTCCTCGTCGATGGCAAGATCGTCAAGTACTCCAAGGGCTGGAACGTGTACCACAACCAGCACTGGATGACGACCGAGGCCGACAGCATGGAGGCGCACATCAAGCCGGAGGATATTTCCTTCAGCATGAACAAGCTCTCCACGGCGCCCTCGGAGGAGCTGAACAAGCTCGTCGATACGTCCTTGAAGGGCGCGGCGGAGCTTGCGGCCAAGGTCGGCGCGGCCATCGCCACGTCCGGCGGCAGCGTCGCGGGCGAGGCCGGGTACGAGGCCCTGAAGACCGCCATATCGAACTACATCTCGAAGGGCGGCGACACGGCGAAGGCGACGGTCGAGTGCAAGGACGGAGGCTGCACGATCACGGACGGGAACGTATCGGAGACGTGCGCCTACTGACCGAACCGCACGGACAAGTAAGGCGGATTGCGGAAAGCGATCAACGCCTGCGCCGAATGATCTCGGCCCGGGGGCATGAGTAAACCTTTCCATTGACAGGTGGCCCCCTCCTTGTGGTGTGGTTAGCCACAAGCGCCTGGAGAGGCCCGAGGAAAAGGGGGCAGCAAACGACGAAAAAAGAAAGGCAAGAAATGACGACTACAACCTTAGAGACACTGCGCCTGTCAAGGCTTGCGATGTACCAGCTGAGGCAGGACGTCGGAATCCCGGACACCGTCGAGGCCGCGGAGGCCGACACGTCGGTTGCGTGGACAAAGTGCAAAGACTGCTTCGACGTCGCGTTCGCCGAGGTGCTCGACGCCCACAACTGGACATGGAAGCGCAACGCGGACACATCCGACAACATAGACACGACGCCCGACCAATGGCCCGACGACGCGAAGAACGCCCTCGTCTACTGCCTCGCGGCCGAGCTCGCCGTTCCGGTTGCGGGGCGGGTCGAGGACATGAAGAACTGCCGCGCCATCTACGGACAGAAGCTCCACGACGCGCGGGTGCACGACCTCGACGTGGAGCTTGCGGCGGTAGAGGACCGAGACACGAAAGAGGTGCTTTCGCTCGTCTGCCCGACGATCACGACGGGCGGCGGGGCGCTTCCGATGGACCTGATAGCGGCGACGCGGCGCATCGACGCCAACAAGGAGCGCGCCCGCGACGAGATACTCGCCGCGCACAACTGGTCGTTCGCCAGGATGGAGTGGCCCGTCCAGTCGTGCGAATGCGACTCGACGGACACCCTGTATCTGTTTTCGACGCCAGCGCCGCCGAAATGCGCGCGGCTCCTGGAGTGCTACAGCCACGGCGGATGCCGCGCCGACTGGAAGCTCGTCGGCTCGACGATACGCAGCGCGGGGCCGATCGAGAGCGTCATCTACCTGAGGCAGATCGACGACACCGCCAAGTGGCCTCCGCTCGTCCGGTCTGCGTACGTGTCGCTGCTTGCGGCAGACGTGGCCGCCATGGTGGCGGGGTCTTCGGCCGAGGCCGACCGGCTTCGCAAGATAAGCGAGCGCAACCTCGACAGCGCCAAGCTCGCGGACAGCCGCTCGACGGGTTCCCGGCGCGAGGTCCGAGGCGGGAACTTCTACGTGGACGCGATGCGCGGAGGACCGCGCCCGCGCTCGCCGTTTGACAGGAGGTAGCACAAGATGGCGCTCCTGAAGAAGACCCAGCGCTCGTTCGCAGGCGGGCAGCTCGACAAGGACCTGATGGGAAGGCAGGACCTCGCGAAGTACTCCCAGGGCTGCCTCGTCCTCGAGAACTTCAAGGTGAGGAAGCAGGGGAACGCCATCAAGCGCTCCGGCACGGACCTCGTTTGCGACTTCACCAACCTGAAGGGCGACGACGGCGCGATAGGATCGGCGAAGCTCATTCCGCTCGTGCAGGAGCGCGAAAGCGGACTGTACATCCTGTTCACCGGCGGCCGCGCCTACCTCGTGTCGCCCGAGGGCGTCCGGATGAACGACGGCACGTGGAGCCGCGCGCCCGCGCACGCCGAGGCACCGTCCACGCTCGCGCCCTACTCGGCGGCGATTCCGTTCGCGGACGCCGACCTCGCGGCGCTCGACTGGTGCCAGTCCGGCGACACGGTGTTCTTCGCGCACAGGATGTATCCGCCGGGCAAGATCACGTATTCCAACGGAACGCTCGAGTACGAGCGCATCGAGTTCCGGCAGGGCCGCGGCTCTCCGCCGGCCATAACCTCGCTCGAGAAGCTCGGCACGTGGAACGGGACGGGCGGGACTGTTCACGTCGAATACGCCGTGACGGCCGTCAAGGACGGCGTGGAGTCGCCGATGTCCATCCCCGCCGCCACGGACTACAACGCGCCCTGGCCGACGGGCTGCTCGATAAAAATCAACATCGACACCTCCGGACTGGATCCCGACTCGTGGGACTTCTTCAACATCTACAAGAAAGAGTCGGACGTGTTCGGGCTGGTCGGCACCACCTCGAACCAGACGGCGTTCGTAGACGTCTCGAGCGGCTTCGCCGTTTCCGGATCCCTGTATCCGTCCGGATACACCGCCTTCGACAAGCAGGTCCACCTGCGCGAAAGCGGCAACAGCTTTGCAAGCGTGCATTCGATAAACGCAGTCGGAACGACGAAGACATACGCGATGTGGGGGACCGGGGAGGGATTCAACAGGCGGCTCCCCGTCGAAGAAGGCTACCCCGACGCATTCAACAGATGGCTGGCCGCGCGCACCACTACGGAGCAGATATCGGAGGGAACCTCGAAAACGGCAACTGCGCAGAAGTCGGCTTCAGCCGGTTCAGGCGTTGAGTTCACCCTTGGAAGCGGACATCTCATGTCTACGCTCCGCATCCACATTGGGTCCCTTGAGCACACTGTCGAAAAGCTCTCGGAGAAGAGAATCGAAAACTACTACGGAGTGCTGACAGACAGGTACGGCTTCTGCATCTGGAACACCAAACCGTACTCGACGAAGACGGCCGGCAGCACGACAAAATGGACGGGCACACGGTCGACATTCACCGCGTGTCCGGCAAAATACTTCACGGCGACCGTTGAATACCTGAACGGCTCCACGTGGACGACAAGCCCCCAGTTCGACTGCGACGCGAGCGTCGACCAGTCGAACCCAGGCACAGGATGGTCCCCCGTGTCGGCGAACAAGTGGCAGAGGACATATTCCGACGCCGACGCGATGTGGTCCTATGCGGACGCGTCTTCCGTCCTTGCGAGAATGGACGCCAACGCGCCGAGCGTGGGCGCAACCGTCGGCTTCACCATCCCCTCCAGCTATGCCAGCAAGCAGATTCGGAAGGTCACCCTGTACGGATGGACGGACTCGGGGAAGCAGACGGCCGCCGCGCTCCTGGTGAACGGCATCGCATGCTACAAGTCCGGGGCCAACGTGAACAACTTCACGGACGACTACATTACGCCGGACCTCACGGTCACGCCGCCCAAGACGGAAGATCACTTCGTCAACCCCGCCGAGTATCCCGGGTGCGTGCAGCTCTACAGCCAGAGGCTCGTTTATGCGTCGACGGCGAAGGAGCCGTTCACGTTCTGGATGTCCGCGACCGGCGACCTCTACAACTTCGACGTGCACGAGTACCTGCGCTCGAGCGACGCCATCAAGGCGTCCACCGCCGCGCTGGAGATGCCGCGAATAAACCGCATGCTCGTCCATCGCGACCTGATGCTGTTCGCCGAGGGCGGCGAGTGGCAGGTCGCGCCTTCGACCGGCAACGCGGTCGCGCCCTCCACCATCGCGGCCAAGCTCCAGTCGACCGTCGGCTGCGCCGCGGGGCTGAAGCCGATCCCGGTGGAGTCGGACATCATATTCTGCGACGGCTCCGGGGAGACGCTGATGGCGACGAGGTACAACTTCGCCTCGGACGGCTACGAATCGAGCAACCTGTCCGTGCTTTCGCAGCGGATATTCCGCAACAACCCGATCAAGGCGATGGCGTACGCGCAGTTCCCGGAGTCGACGATAGAGTGCGTCCTCGCGGACGGGACGCTCGCCTCGCTCGTGTGGATGCGCGAGCACGACGTCTGCGCCTGGAGCCACCATGTGCTTGGCGGCGGCTGGATGGCGAAGGACGTGGCGGCCAACAAATCGGTGGTCGCGGGCTCGTCAAACTGCGCCATCCTCGCCGCAAGGCACGTCAACGCCGGGACCGAGGAAAGCCCTGACATGGCCACGAAATGGGCCGTCCTATCCATCAGGGACATCGACCCGAACGACAAGACCCTCGCGGGAAACCTCCGCATGGACGCCGTGAGGACCGCCGAGACGACGCGCCCGGCGGGCGCGACGGAGCCGACGCCGCCGGAGACTGGGGACGGCGAGACGGCGGTGAGGATCGGCGAGGTGCGCACAACCGACACGACCGACCCAGAGCATCCCGTCACGACCGTCACACGCGACAAGTGGGCCGTGGGATGCCCGTTCACGAGCGTCATAAAGACGACCTCGCCCGAATTCACCGAAAAGGAGACGGCGCAGATGGAGGTCAAGAACGCAACCGAAAGCGAGATCCGCGTCATCGACGGAAGCGACTTCACCGTGCGCCAGCCGGAGGTACCCGCGGCAAAGGCGACGCGGATGAAGGTCGCAGCCCCCGTGGACATGCGCGGCGCGGACTTCAACGTCGAGCCGGGCGACGCCGACTGCCGCATGCCGCTCGTCGGCACGAACACGATAAACGGCTCGATAGTCGTGGAGCACGACGGATACCTGCCTTTGTCGCTGCTGTCGGTAACGACGAGCTACCGCGTCGAGTACGCCAACCATGCAAACGGGGGAAGCGCAGATGACTGACGCGATCGAGATCCGCAGGGGCACGGCCGTCGCCGTGCTGACGCCGTCGACGAACGCCGACTTCGAGTATATCAATGCCAACCTGCGGCCACTCGACAGATTCGAGCAAGACCACGCCCTGTCGAAGTGTGGCCTCGCCAAGCCCGACTCCCTCTGCCAGATGGAGAAAAGCTGGACGCTGCACCTCGACGGCGAGATCGTCGGATATGTCGCGCTGCAGGTGCCATACGGAAGTTCCACCCTGTGCGATCGCAGGTTCGTGCCGATGTTGTCCACGGTGAACGTCGAACACCACCCCGTCGACTTTGCAAGACTTTCCCTCCCGGTATTCAGGCATGTCGTCCAAAGCGCCCCTCCGTGGGTGGGCGACTTCCTGTCGCTCCCGCTTGCACGATACGCCAAATCGGTCAGATGGCAGGAGCAGATGCTTGGATTCCGCAGGGTGGCCGAGTTCGACCTATACGGCGAAAACGCCGTACTCCTCCACATTTCAAGAAAGGACGTAGCGTAATGGAATCCGTTTTATTCACCCTTCCCGCCTTTCTCGGCGGCGGTGCCATAACCGGCGCGTCGGCTCTGGCCGCCGGCGGCCTCGCCGCAATGGCGGCCGGGGCCGGAGTGTCGATATACTCCGGCTACCAGGCGAACGACGCCGCGCAGAAATCCGCAAAGATGCAGGACGCCGCGAACCAGGCCGCCGCAAACGCGCAGCGCATGGCGGCCGCGGCTCAGGCGCAGCAGCTCCGCGACCAGGCGGAGCTTGCCGGACTTCAGGCGAGCATCGAGGACAAGAAGGCCGGCGTCGCGCAGGAGCAGGGCCAGATCGAACGCCAGCGGCGCATGATCCAGCTGGCCGCCGACATCGGGAACGCCTACACGCAGTGGGCGGGAAACGGGCTCCTCGTGGACGGAGGGAACGACTCCCTCGGCCAGCTTCTTACCGCCAACACCCGCGAGGCCGCGCAGGACGTCGGCATCATGAAGTCGAACGAACAGAACGCCGTGTGGGAGCATGGCATGAACAAGTCGATGGCACTCCTCACGCAGAAGAGCTACGCGAGCCAGGCGGGCGCAGCGCTTGCCGTCGGCGAAGCCAACGCCCAGGCGACGCTCCTCTCGGGCATGGCGCAGTCCTACGCCACCAGGCAGCAGGGCAAGACAGCCCTGTACAGCGGCTGGGGTTCGGGGATATCCGCGCTCGGCTCCGCCGCGATGATGGGATACGGCATGTTCAGGCCGGCGGGCGGCGCAGGCACGGGAACCGCCTCGACAAAGAACGTCTACGCATGGAACACAACCGGCGGCTTCAAGACGTCGTCGTTCGCATAGGAGGATTGACATGGGCATGCTTGAGATACGCCGCTCGTCGGCAAAACTGAACAACCTCGGGTCATTTCGGATGCCGGAGCTGGACAACGGCTCGGCAAGGGCGTTTGCGGCGCAGGCGGAGGCGGCGAAGTCGGCCGCGGCGGCCGCCCGCGTCGCCGGACACGCCAAGATGGAGGGCATCATGCGGCGAGGCCAGATCGTCGCCCGAACGCTCGGCGACCTCGGCAGGATGGCCGTGGAGCTCGCGAACCGCGAGAACGAGCGCATCGCCACGAACGCGGTGCTCCAGAGCGAGAACGACCGCAACCTCTACATGACCGGCGACGGGACGCCGGAGAACCCCGGGCAACTGAACATCCGGCAGGGAAAGGATGGCGAGTGGCATGCGGAGGAGTGGCTGAATGACATCAAGCATGCTGCGGAGGCGCGGCGGGAGAGGTTCACGAAAGACCTGAACGGCCCGCAGAGGCGCATGTACGACGAGATGGTGGCGAAGCGCGACGTGGCGTGGAACGCCCGGATCTTCGCGCACGCCGCGAAGACGACTCTCGACGCGGAGATCGCGACGGCCACCGCCGCGCTCGCCCAGGCGAAGGAGAAGGCCATAGGCGACTTCGACGTGGGGGCGGCGCGGGAAAGCTCGATACAGGAGATGTACGACGCCAAGGAGCGGGAGATGAACGCCCGCCAGGTGCCGGAGAGCCTCCGCGCGGCGGAGATGAAGGCGCTTACCGAGGACTTCCTCGTCAACTTCGCGAAGACGAAGTTCACCACGTGGGAGAACGAGACGTTCGACAGCGCCGATCCGGAGGCCGTGGCGAAGACCTGGAACGAGAAGGGCGACGCGCTCCAGAGGCTGAAAGGCAAGGTGATCGACAGCGAGGCCGTGAAGGAGCACCTCGGCGGCGGCGAGCTCGACAAGGTGCGACAGGAGCTGCTGAAGAAGGAGTTCAACACGCACCGCTCCGCCGCCATCGCCCGCGCGTACACGCTGCAGAGGGAAGTGGAACGCAAGCAACTTCAGGACATAGACCTGCAGTACCGTGGCGCTGTCGCATCCGAAAAACTGGCGGATGTCGAAAACGCGCTGAATGGCATGGACGCCAGGGCCAAGAAGCTCGAGGGCGACAAGAAAACAAAAGGATCCCGCGTCCACGTGGCCGCAATGGAAGCGGCCGTGCGGCTCAACAAGACGGCGGACGAACTCGCGCAGTACCAGATAATGGACGACCTCGTCGCCGGAAACAAGCCGGAATACAAAAACGATCCGCGCAAGGAACGCCTATTCCCGGCGGTGAAGCAGGCGTTCGACGCGAGGCGGGAGCGCGAATTCACCAAGGCCTTCAGGGCGGCGCACGGCCAGAACCTGCTCGTCGCCAGGCAGATGATGCTTGAGTTCGCGGCCCAAAACAATCCCCAAGGGTACCTAAACTGGCTCGCGGGCGAAGTGGCGAAGGAGGACCCCACGCTGACTGTGAACGACTTCGCGACGCTGCGCAACGAGTTCCAGAACGGCTGGATGAAGGGATTCAAGGGGCACGACCAGCAGATGCCGAAGCAGATGGAGCTGGCCGGAAGTCTGCTGGACATAATGAAAGACAGGCTTGGCGTGGACTATGCGGCGTCCGTAAAGCGCGACGCGTCCGGAGCTCTCCAGCTCGACAAGCTCGGCCTGCTGCAGGCCGACGAAAAGGCCGAGGACAGGCCGTCGATAAAGTACAGCCGGGACACGGGCGGCTGGTTTAACTCGACGGAGCGCCTGGGGCCGGACGACATATTGACACTCCTGAACGACTCGCTGATCATGGCCATGAACGACGGCGCGGAAGTGCCGTTCGACCCCGTGTCAGGCGAACGACTTCCGGAAGGGAAGCTGCACCGCGTAAACGCCGTCCAGGACTTCGCCGCGCGCATAGACCACCTGAAGGACGAGAAGAAAGTCCTGTCGGCGGCAAGGGAGCTCGCCAACAGGAACGCGTACATGACCAACGTCCGCAGCTGGACTGCAGCGGCCGAGACCGACAGGACGACGCGCATCGCCAAGTCGAAGACGGTTCGAGGCGGCGAAGACGAAGGCGAAGAAAAAGAAGAAAAATAAAAAGCCAATGCGAGGACCGACGCAATGACAGACCTTACGATAGACCCCGGCAACATTGACGCGACACAGGGCGTGAAGCTGCGCGAACCCACCGATGCCGAATCCGTGCACTTCGCGCTGACCGACTCGCGTATCGGCGAGAGCGACGAAGCGAAGGCGCAGAAGGCCGACATGCTTGGCCGAGTGTACCTCGATCTGCTCCAGAAGGCGCAGCGAGGGGTGCCCGCCGAGATGAAGGACGAAGACGCCCGCGCCGAGGCCGTGTACTTCTCGTCCGCGATGACCGGACAGGACGACGTGTACGGCAAGCTGTGGCGCAAGGGCGGATTCAAGACCGGACGCGAATACCTCTCATACATGCAGGACTTCTTCCTCAACGCGCCGGAGCGCAACAAGACGCAGAAGTTGCGCGACTTCGAGGCGATGGACGAGGAAGGGCAGATAGCCGAAGCGATGAAAGAGCGCAAGACGCTCGACAAGCTCAAGCACGCCGTCGGCGAGGGATACTCCTACGCGCTCGACTGGCTGCACCGCGCCGACACCGACAAGGTCGCCTCGGAACACCAGCTGAAGGAATGGATGTACTCGAAGCAGGTGCGCGCTGCCCACCACGCCGAGCTGCTCGCCGAGAACGCATGGGTGGAACTGTCCGGGATACTGCCGCGGCTGTCGGAGGACGGGCGCGAATGCGCCCAGGCGCTGATGAACTCGAAGGACAACCGGCTCCCCGAGACGATGTACGCCAAGTTTAACAACCTTCCGGACGACGAGAAGCAGATGATCGTCCGCGCGAGGACGGTGCTCAAGCCATACGTGCCGGGCGGATTCTGGAACACGATCGGCGACATGGCGATCGGCGCAGCAAATGTCGCGGCAAGCGTCGCGGCGGCGCCGTTCCGATTCGGCAACAAGCTCGCGATGACGGCAAACGACGACATATTCGACGTGAACGAGCTGGCGAGGCGCAAGCAGTACCTCTGGCAGGCGACCGGAAGGTTCACGGCCGGCGGCGGGGAGGGCGGATACCTCCCGCAGATGCAGTTCGAGCAGATCTGCGAGGATCACGGATTCGTCGCAGAATCGCTGATCGGCGCAGTCTCGACCCTGCCCTACATGGCGGCGGCAGCCGTTCCGTACGTAGGCGTCGCCACGGTCGCGCTCGAGGCGATGAACGAGATGGACGACCACGTGGCCATGCAGGGCGGCGACATCACCGACCCCGACTACATCTTCTCGAGCGCCCTGTTCGGCGCAATGTACGCCTACACCGAGCGGCTGCAGGTCGAGGGGCTCCTCGGCGCAGTGGGCGACCGCCAGCTCCGCGAGGCGATGCTGAATGGGTTCTTCAAGGGCATAAGGAGCCGCGCCGCCCTGCGGACGCTCACGGCGGGCACGCTCGCCGAGTCGCTGCAGGAAGGCATGCAGAACGGCATAATGGCCGCGAACGAGGCGCTTGCGCTCGACCAGGACGCCACGCGGGCGTTCGCCGAGGGCTTCACCGAGGACTTCGTAAACTCCCTGGGCACAATGTTCGTCGTGGAGGCGGGCGGCCTCGTAGTCGGCCACGCGAAGCGGAGCGGCTTCAACAACCCTTTCACGGCATCCGGGCGCGAGGCAGGGCGCGAGGCGCGCTCGACCGACCTCGAGTCGGAGTACCAGAAGTTCATGTGCCAGGACCGCATGGTGGAATACGCCGCGAGGTCCGAGGAACTGCGGGCCGCAGTCGGCGCGGCCGAGGCGTTCCGGCTTTTCCGGACATGGGAACAGGGCGGCAGGGAAGCGCTTGTGAAAGCGGGCGTCGACCCCGTCCGCGCGGAGGAGTTCGACTACTTCTACAGCTCGACGCGCGAAGGGCTCGCCCAGGACGAGGAGACAGGCGAGGCCGCGCCCGACATCCGCTGGCAGAGGGCGCAGCAGTCGATAGCCGAATACATCGCGCACGAGGCGATGAAGCGCACGAAGTCGGGGGAAAGCTCCGACCTCGAGGCGTTCGACCTCGCGATGACGAATCTCGACTGGGTGCGATCCGCATGGAGCGAAGGCGCGGGCATCCGCCGCACCGACGAAGAGGGCAAAGTTCAGGACCCCGGCGCAAAGGCGCTCCAGAACCTTGGCTTCTCGAAGGAAGTCGCCTCGCGGCTCTCGGAATACTTCCACAAGGAGCGCTCCGCGGCATATTCGCCGGCGGCGCTGAACGGCATCAAGACGCGCTACGAGACGCGCATGGAGGGCAAGGTCACGGCAAAGGCCGCGATCGCCCAGCAGTTCGGCGGGCAGCTCGTGCGCTTCGACGGCGCGGACTACCTGCAGTTCACCGGCAAGGACGGCATCAACCTCGTCCGGATCGACGAGACCCCGGGCGGCATCGACTTCGCAGAGGCGAGCGAGGGCGTCGCCGTGGACGTCGAGCGCGCGACCGAAGGCAAGGTCACGAAGCAGGACTGGCTATCGGCGACGCCAGAGCAGCGCAAGACGATATGGAACGACTACGGCCTCGTACACGAGGGCGCGTTCACCCAGACGCCAGCCATCAAGGTGACGATACCGGCAGACCCGTCCGTGGGCGTGGACTCCACCCAGGCGGCGACGATCGTAGGCACGATCACCCTCGACAGCCAGACGGACAACCGGCAGATCGCCGACACGTCCGCCGCGTTCCACGAGGTGTACCACGCATTCTCGTCGTTCGCCCAGGCGTCTGGCCTGTGGACGAAGGAGGACGTCGCGTTCCTCGAGAAGAAATTCGGCAAGCCCAAGCATTCGCAGGAGACGCACGACGAGGAGGCGGCGGCCGAAGGATTCAGGTCGTTCCTCGCCAGGCGAGCAAACGGCGCGCTGACGGTCGAGGACGAGCGCTCGCCGTTCGCGAGAATCTACGCGGCGGCGGCGGGGCTGGATGCGAGGGCGAAGGAAATGTCCGCGCAGGAAGCGGCGGCAAGCGAGAGCGAGAAGGCGTTCTTCCACCAGCTGATAGCCGAGGCCAACAAGCCGAAGCCGAACCCGCCAGCGCCGAAACCGAACCTTCCGAAGACCGCCGCGCCGCAGAAGGGAATGACCCCTGCCCAGCAGGGCCAGCAGACGACGCAGACTCCACCGTCCCAAGAGTCTCAGCCGTCCCAGCCGGCGCAGGCGGCTCAAACGACCCCGCAACCTCAGCCGGGCGCACCAAAGACATGGAGCGCCTACACGCCGACCGGCAACATCAAGGTGTCCGGACACTGGGCCGTCCTCGACCTGAAGGACGTCGTCCACTCCAACAACCCGCTATACGCCGTCCACATGCGTGCGCAGCTCCGCAACAGAAAGGACAACAAGGCCGAGGAAGACACGCGCAAGGACATCGTGAACAACTTCCAGGGCGAACGCCTCCTCGACGCTCCCGACACGGCGAACGGCGCGCCGATCGTCTTTTACGACGACGACGGAACCGGCGTGAAGCGGGCGTTCGTCCTGTCCGGTAACGGACGCGTCCTCGTCCTCAACGAACTTGCCGACCGCCACCTCTACGACCACTACCGCAACGTGATGAAGAAGTGGGCGGAGGCGAACGGAATATTCGTGCCGACCGGACAGACGCCGATCCTCGTGAGGGTGATAGACGACTACGGCGGAGCAAGCCGCGACAAGGTGGCGGACCTCTCGAACACGAACTCTATCCAGCAATACACCGAGGAGGAGCAGGCTCGGGCGGACGCCGAGGTGATCAAGGCGCTCGGCCTCGCGCGGCTATACCAGGCGAACGTCGACGGGACGCCCGACATGACGCCCGGCGCGAACGACGAGTTCTTCTCGGAGTTCATCAGGGGCGTGGGCGACACGTCGCTCTACAACTCCGACAGGTCGCTCACGCAGACGGCGCGAGACCGCGCACAACGCGCCCTTCTGGCGATCGCCGTGGGGCAGGGCGACCGCGGCCGCAACGTCGTGAAGAAGCTCGTAGAGCAGACCGAGACGCTCGGCATCCAGCACCAGAAGAACGCAGCCGCGATCATGGCCGCGCCCGTCGCCGCGCTCGAGTCGAACGCGACATACGCGATAGGTCCGGACGTGAGCCGCGCGATGGCCGACTTCATGGACTACGCCGAGAAGCGCAGGGCCGGGAAGGTCGGGACGTTCAAGGAGTACTTCGACCAGATGGACCTCCTCGATGCGCCGTCGCACGTCGCACGCGAGTTGCTGAAGCTCTTCGGATCCGACAAGTCTGCGGCGACGATCGCCGAATACGTCAAGGCATACTGCAAGGCCGCCGCGATGGAAGATCCCGCCGGCGGGCTGTTCGGCGCGGCGAGGACGAAGGACGAGATATGGAACGACGCCGCAAAGCTCGTAGACGACACAATTGCGAAGCAGCAGGGCGTCGAGCAGAAGACGCAGCCGACGCCAGAGCCGAAAAAGACGCCGCCGCACAAACCCGCTCTGCAGAAGGGCAGCGTATCGATAGCGCCCGCGGCAGATGCGCCGCGCGCGCCGAAGCCGCCGACGGGGACGGTCACCTACACGATCAACCCGCAGAAGGGCGGGCCTGTCACGGCCATTATGCCGGCGGGCGCTTTCGGAGACCTGCGAGGACCCTACGATCCATACGTGAGCACTCCGGAGTCGAAGAATCCGATACGCTCGATATTCAGCGGCAGCGCCACACGCCAGCTCGATCCGCAGGGGCGGTACTGGGGCGACAAGATGCCGCAGTTCATGGGCCACAAGACGGAGATGTTCGACCGCACCGTGATGACGCTCCGCCAGAAGCTCGGCGCGGAGGAGCTCGCGAAGTTCGATACGCTGGTCGACTACTTCGGCGGCGGCGGATCGTGGGGCACGTCGCTTGCGCTCACGACGATGCCGAACGTCAAGCGCATCATCATCAACGAATTCGACCCCGGACGCGCCAAGAAGATCGAGCTTCTGCAGACGCTCGGCGAAAGCATCGCCGACGAGGCGGAGAAGATGTTCCAGGAAACCGGCGTACTCAAGGAGATGTTCAAGCGGCTGGCGACGGCTGGCGACGACGGAGGCGAGTCGGGGAGCGGCGCGACGATGGCGAACGTCATCATCCGGAACTTCAAGGATACGCTCGCAAAGGACCCGCGCAAGCTCGGCCTCATGTACGCCGTCACCGACTGCGCATCGAGGCAGCTCGCAGGCAGCCGCGACGTCAGGGACCAGGCGACCGGCGAGACAACGAAAGTCAAGATATCCGCCGCCGAGAGATGGGCCAAGGTCAAGGAGCAGCTCGCCAACGACGGCAAGAACGCGACCGCGATGCGCAAGGCGATCGAGGCGCGCGGCGGCAAGGTCGAGTATGTGAACGGCGACTCGACGAAGCCGGACTTCGGCGTCGGCTTCGAGGTGCCGCACGGCGGCAACGTCATGGCCGTCGCGGATCCGCCGTACTACAGGACAGAAGGATACTCCGACGACGGATCGAGCTGGAAGGTCGGCCTCGAGAAAATAGACGGCGGATACGGCTACGCGAACACCGGAGAATTTCTGAAGATCCTGGTGGATAACGGCGACGGAATAGTGTATACTGATGAGGCATGGTGGCTGAAGCCAGAGTACATGGAGACCCACAGGGTGCACTCGGACGGGCTATTCGACGACGCGGAGATACTCGCCGCGAACCCGGAGTTCCGCCGCGAGAACGAAATCCTGCAGGGCATCAGGGACATCTTCGACCACTTCGACGTGGCCGGCAAGGTAGCCGGCCGGTACGAGACACTGGGAGTACACCACGGAAAGGAGACCGGAAATGCTGGATCTGAACGACGAGCAGATGAACGTCAGGGGAGCGGCGTTCTTCATGGCGGCGCAGTCGGGAGCGCAGATGACGACACAGGACGCCAAGGTGATGGGCGACAATCTATTCGACGACTGGCCGGAGGAGCTGAAGGAGAAGACGATGCCCTACTGCGGACTGGTGGAGGAAGCCGACAAGAAGGCATCCGCCGCGAAGACGCAGTCCGGCAAATAGACGCGGCGCTCAAGGACGCGCTCCCGCCCGGGACGGCGGGATACCCAGGGCAGGCGTCGGAGATCGAGGCCCTCGCCAGACACTCCGTCCGGCAGGTGCGCGAGGAGCGCATCCGCGACTACGCGGAGTACATGTCAGCCAACGCCAAGAGGTGGATCGCCAACGCCGCGAGACGCCTCGACGAGCGCATGAAGGCGGCGGGCTACACCGAGAAGGTCTGGCACGGAACATACGGCGACGAC